CCGAAGACGAGGACTCCGAAGACGAGGACTCCGAAGACGAGGACTCCGAAGACGAGGACTCCGAAGACGAGGACTCCGAAGACGAGGACTCCGAAGACGAAGACGTCGTCAAATGGAAGCGCCGAGCCCGCAGGACGGAACGAAGGAACAAGCAGTTGCGTTCCGAACTGACGCAGGCGAAGCGAGCCGCGGACCGCTGGGAGGTCGGTGTGACAGCCGGTTTGTCGGCCGAGGCGATAGGGCGATTGCGTGGCGACACAAAAGCCGAAATGGAAGCCGACGCCAAGGAATTGTCGGAATTACTCAAGCCCACCCGTGGCGTGAAGAAACGCAACCCGGGCGTCAAATCAGGCCGCGAAGTGGTCAACGATGACGCCCCCGACGCTGAGCAAATCGCGAAGACGGTGCTCCAACGACGTTTCGGGTAACCCCTGGGGCGTTACGCAGTAACGTCCCCATCCCCCGCACCTCAACTGGAAAGAAGGTAGCCGACCATGGCTAACGCATTCGTAGACCCGAAGATCGCCGCGGCGACTTCCCTAGCACTGATCCGGGCTGATGTTGTCCTCGGCCGCACCGTGTACCGCGACACTGAGGGCGACTTCGCTGGCAGGGTTGGTGACACCGTTACGGTTCGCCGACCCGGGCGGCGCACCGCCCACACGTTGGCCTCGGGCGGGTCCGTGGTGATTGACGACATCGCCAACCCGGGGGTGGCTGTCCAACTGGACAGCCATCTGTACAACGGTTCCGCTGTCACGGACAAGGAAATGACGCTGGTGGTGGAGGACTTCGCCACCGAGGTCATCTCACCGATCGCGGCGGCCGTCGCTGAGGGCGTTGAAACGATCCTGGCTACCAAGATGCAGTCAGTGGTGGAGCAGACCGGTGATGTCAACGCTGACGGGTCGAACATCGCGGAGTTCTTCACTGCGGCCCGCAAGGCGCTGCGCGACGCGAAGGCCCCGCAGATGGGTTTGTTCACCGCGTGCGGCACAGGTATCTACGCCGCGGCTTTAGCCTCGGATCTGGTGACCAGGGTTGACGCTTCGGGCACCACGTCTGGGCTGCGCGACGCCGCTGTTGATCGTCTCCTCGGTTTCACCGTGGTGGAGTCGAACCTACTCGCCGAGGATGAGGTGGTCTTCTACCACAAGGAGGCCTTCGCGTTGGCGACCCGCGCGCCGCTGGTCCCTGACGGGGTGTCGTGGGGTGAGTCGCTTTCTGAAGGCGGATACAGTCTGCGCCTGATCAAGGACTATGACTCGGACAAGTTGAACGACCGGGTCATAGGCAGCGTGTTCGCCGGTGCCGCGACACTGACCCCGGCCTGGGCGTTGCGTTACGTGGGAATCGTCTGAGGATGACCCTGGCCACGATCGCTGAACTCGAAGCCCGGCTCGGCGTCGATGAGGGTTCCCTTGTCGGCGCCGAGTTGGCACGCGCACAGGCCGCGCTGGAGGATGTCAGCACCGATGTGCTCGACATCGCCGGGAAGTCGTGGGTCGAGGTCGACGTGCCGGGCGGTGTCAGGCGGGTGGTGCTCGCCGCCGCGAAGCGGATCGTGGAGAACCCGCAAGGGTTGGCCAGCGAACAGGCAGGCGAATACGGGTGGCGCCGGTCGACCAGCCAGACCGGGGATCTGCTTCTGCCGGCCGAACGGGCGCGGGTGTTGCAAGCCGCCGGCATGTCAGGTGCCTACTCGGTGCGCACACCCCTACCCGATGACCACATCATCAACCTGCAGAGCGTCACGGGCGCCAACGGCGTGCTGTGACCCCGTTGCCCGGCGAAGGTGGTGCAAGTACATGATTCCCGCTCACATGCTCCGGCCCCTGCTGGGCCATCGCCGATCCGATGTGACTGACCCCGACGACGGGTCGGTGACCGCGGTGTGGGACACCATCGCGGTTGCGGGCAGACTCACCCGCGGCGCTGTGACCGAATCGACGGACAACGCACGGCAGGCCGCCGCGTCGGTCATGAAACTACTCACCAACGATGACCGGCTCAACTCGGCGGACCGCATCGAGGACCCCGCAACCTCCACCATGTGGGAGTTGGCAGGCCAACCGGTACCCGTGTGGGCAACCGCCAGTATCCACCACTACGAAGTTCCGTTGCGACACGTCCAGGGGTGATCACGTGAAGGCTGCAGCTGCCCGCTACATCTTGACCGTTTCGGCCGCACCACACGTCGCGCGGATCGCCGACCGTATCGCCGCGTCGATCGTGGCGCTGGCGGGGCAACCCGATGGTCGAAGCGTCAGGGTGGTGCGGGACAACCAGATCGGTGCGGGGCGGGCGCGCTCGGCGATCATCCTGGCCCACCCCACGCCGGGTGGTCGGCGTGCGGCCAACGCCGCGGCCAAGGCCGCTACCCGGCTCGGAGCCTGATCATGTCCGCGCTGGACGTCGACTGGCCCGACGCCACCGTAGAGGTCGCCAGGTGGCTGACCGCCGGACAGCCACTACCTGTGCACTGGACGGTTCCCAACCCCCGCCCCAACGTGTTCCTGCTTGTGCGCCGGGCCGGTTCCGGCCCGCCCCTATCGTGGGCCGACTGGGCCAGCATGGACATTGAATGCTGGTCCGGCGAGCCGCACAGCAACCCGAAACCGGCCCACGTTCTGGCCGCTGGCGTGAAACGGCTCCTGCGCCGTATGCCGCTGGGCCCAAACCCTGTGGCTGACCTGCGCATCGACCGGCAGGTGTTCTTTCCCGACCCGACAACGTCTGTGCCACGCGTCGTGCTCGGCGCGGGTGTACTTGTTCGACCCGTCTGAAAACTCCCGCACGCCCATGCGCCGCGGGGCCACCACCACACCCAATCACCCTGTAAGGAGTCCCGCCCATGGCCGCTGACGACATTTTTGCTGGATCGGGGCAATGCCTGTCCGGTCCGCACGGCACCCCCCTGCCGGCAGACATAGGTGACATGTCCGGCCTCGACACTGCGATGCTCGACCTCGGAACTGTCAGCGAAGACGGTCTGGAGCACGCATTCAGTGTCGACAAGACCGTCATCAAGGATTGGAACGGCCGACCCGTGCGCATTATCGGCACATCCTCGGAAATCTCGTTCAAGTTGACGTTCCTGGAAACCAACGCCGAGGTTCTGGCCCACTACTACGGGGCAACCGTGGAGTCGACCACAACGGGCAGCAAGATCACCCTCGACCAGCCTGCCGATGTGAACTTCGCGATGGTCATTCCCGTGGAAGACCCGTCCACCGGGAAGCTACGCGTCTACGTCCTGCCGCGCGTGCAGGTCATGGATCGCGAATCGCAAACAGTTAAGCCCGACGAGTCCGGGTTCGGGTTGACGTACCACGCGATCTACGACGAAACGGTCGGCTCGTGTGGCTACATCCTGTTCGACCAGGACATGTCCACACCCTGAGTGGCCCCGCGCACCGGCCGGGATCGGGGGATGGTGGCTCCCTCCCCGGCCGGTGACCCCACCCCCAGCCACCCACGCCACCTGCCACCAATCGTGTGAAGGAGTCCCCCCATGTCCACCGACCCAGCGCAGTACGAAACGCCGGCCGACGAGGTAACCAGGCTGAAGGCCCAACTCGCCGAACTGCAGACCCGAGAAGAAGCCCGCGGCACCAAGCCGGTGATCACCGCGTCACCACAGGCGGCCCAGACGTTAGGTAAGGACGGCGCGTTCGCGTCGCTGCGCCTCGACGCGCTGCGCGAAGCGGTGACGGTGACGTTCCGCGGGCGCACATGGCGCACAGAAATCCCGGACCATTTCCTGCTCGCGTTCACCCGAGCCGTGCAGGCTGGGTTGCTCGATGATGCGTTACGCCTCGCCCTGGGGAAATCCCAGTACGAGCAGTTCACGGCCATGAATCCTCCGCCCGGGTTTATCGACCACGCTGCTCTGGCCAACGTGATCGGCGAGTCGATCCAGGTGGGGGAAGGGTAAGCCTCTACCAACTCGTCGCCGCTCACTGCGATGCGGTAGAGGCAGATTTTGCCCGCTACTACCAGGTTGACCTGCGCGACTGGTGGCGTGGCGGGCTGACGCTACGCCGAATCAAGATCCTGCTCGACGGGCTGCCCGGGGACTCGCTGTGGTGGACCGCGGTTCGTCGCCTGCCGGCAAGTAGAACCGCTGGCAAAGGCGATATTGACGCGGTCCGGTGGGGCATCACCCAGGAGTTGCTTGCCGCGCTGATCGACGCAACGAACCGAGTGTCGTGGGCGACATTCCAAGCCGCGAGCGAGAAGAAGATCCCCAGACCCGAGCCGTTCCCCCGCCCCGGGCAGACGTCGGGACAGAAGCACACCATCAGCAAGGCCAACCGCGACCGCATCCGTGGATGGATCGCCGCGAGCCGAGCATAGGAGGTCGAGAATGGCCGTTGAGGTCGAGACCGGATACGTCTCCATCGTTCCGTCCCTCAAGGGCTTCTCGTCGTCCCTGGCCTCCCAGATGGCACCCGCGATGACTGCCGCAGGCAGCGCCGCAGGGCGCCAACTCGGCGAGTCGGCTAGCGCGGGCTACCGCGCTACGATGGCCGACAAACTCGGCAAGGTCGGCAAGGACCTGTCCACCTGGGTCACCATTCCACTTGCAGGGATCGGCACAGCCTCGGTCAAACTTGCGGCGAAGTTCGAGTCGAACATGTCCCAGGTCGCTCAAGCTGTGGGGAAGCCTGGCCAGAAAATCGAGGGCCTCACCGACCTGGCGAAGAAACTTGGCGCGGAAACGCAGTTCTCCGCGAGCGAGGCATCCGAGGCGATGGTGGAACTGGCCAAGGGCGGGTTCACCGAGGCGCAGATCAAAGCCGGGGCCCTCAAGACGGCGATGGACCTCGCCGCCGCCGGACAAATAGACCTCAAGGACGCCGCAAACCTGACCGTTTCCGCGATGGGTGCCTTCGGGTTGGAGGCCGAAGACTCCGCCCAGATCGCCGACGCGCTGGCTGGTGGCGCGAACGCATCCAGCGCCGACGTGTCCGACCTCGCCGAAGCGCTGCGGCAGGCAGGCGCGGCGGCCCACAACTCGGGCGTCAGCGTTCAGGAAACGACCGCGGCGCTGGCAGCCATGTCGGACGCGGGGGTGCAAGGCGCGGATGCGGGCACCTCGCTGAAGACCATGCTGGGTAGGCTCACCCCGCAGACCAAGGCTCAGCGCGACGCGATGCGTGACGTCGGCCTCTACACCGACGAGGCAGGGTCGGCGTTCGTCAACGCGGACGGGTCCTTCAAGAGCCTGTCCGAGGTGTCCGGCCTTCTCGACAAGAACCTGTCGGGGCTTTCCGAGTCACAAAAATCCGCTGCCCTTCAAACGATCTTCGGTAGTGACGCGTATCGCGCCGCATCGGTACTGATGGACGAGGGTAAGTCGGGCATCGAGGCCTACACCGCGGCAACGAGCAAGCAGGGGTCCGCGCAGCAGGCGGCGGCCGCGAACCTCGGCCCGACGGCCCGAGCGATGGAAGAAGCCAAGGGGGCTGCCGAGACTGCGGCGATCGTCTTCGGCGATGCGCTTGCACCGGCCGTGTCACGAGTGTCCCGAATCGTTCAAAGTCTCTTCGGTTGGTTCGGGCAACTCCCTGGCGGGGTGCAAACAACCGTCGCGTCACTGGCCGGTCTCGCCGCTGCGACCGGGCCGGTGTTGCTGGTCACATCGAGGCTCATCACCGCATTCGGTACGGTGAAGGCCGCGCTGGCATCCGAAAGGCTCGCGCTGATCGCCTCGCGCGCGGCATGGTTGGCCCGGCAAGCGCTGGCTGTGGGGCAATTCCTCGCCTCCGGCGTTGTTGTGATCGCCCAAGCCACCGCAGGGTGGGTCGCGAACACCGCCTCGGTGGTGGCGAACAAGGTCGCCACGGTTGCCTCGCGGGTGGCGATGCTGGCCGTGCGCGGCGCGATCGTCGCCTGGACGGTTGTGCAGTGGGCGCTGAACGCCGCACTGAGTGCGAACCCGATCGGACTGGTCATAGCCGCGATCGTCGCGCTCGTGGCGATCTTCGTGCTCCTGTGGACCAAGAACGAAGGGTTCCGCAACGCGGTCATAGCCGCCTGGAACGCGATCAAGGCGGCCGCCGAAACGGTGTGGAACGCGATCAAAGTCGTCATCGAGGTCGTGTGGACGGCGATCAAAACCTACGTCACCACCTACATCAACATCGTCAAAACAGTCATCACGACGGTGTGGAACGGCATCAAGAAGGCCACCGATGCGGCCTGGGATGCGATCAAGAAGTACATCATCAACCCCATCCGTACCGCCAAGGAGACCGTGGAGAAGGTCATCGGCAACGTCAAGTCGTGGCTGTCGGATGCGTGGACCTCCATCAAGGACCGCGCGGCCTCGGCATGGACCAACGTCAAAGAGGCGGTCATGACGCCCATCCGGGGACTCTGGGACCTGTTCAAGAACATTTTGGGGATCGGCGCAGACGGCGGCATCAAGAAGGGCGAAGGTGCACTCGGAAAGCTCGTTGGCGCGTTCAGCGCTGTCGTGGATGCGGTCAAAAAGGTGTTCGGCGGCATCAAGGACGCCGTGGTAGGGCCGATCGCCGACGCTTTCCGGTGGGTCAACACCAATGTCATCGCCAAACTCAACGACAAGGTGCTGTCGAAGTTCGGCGACCTGCGCATCCCCGACCTGCCGATCCCGAAGGGATTCGCTTCCGGAGGGTTGGCCTCCGGGCCTTCATCAGGCTATTTGGCGTTGCTGCACGGCAATGAGTTCGTGGTCAACGAGAAGGCCACCGTAGCGAACTTCGCCACCCTGCAGGCCATCAACGATGGCCGCACCACTACCACCAACCGGCAGCCCGCCCCAGGTGGGTTGTCCGGTTTCCCGAACCCGGTGAAGTGGGCTGCCGATCTACTCACGAAGGGCGCGAAGAAGGTCATTACCACGTTCGGTAATGCCGCGCTGACATCCCTTGAGGGTGGGCCGCTGGCCTCAACGTTCGGGGGGCGCCTCGCAATCGGGGGGCTGTCCACCCTGATCGACACCGTCGCCGCGTGGGGCGACAAGCAGGACGTGGCACCCACACCGCTCATGGAAGCACTCGCGTCACGGTTCGAGGGCATGGTCGGCAGTTTCGTCGGTCGGCACACCTGCCTGGCGAACGTCCGTAAAGCCCTGGAAGCCCTCGGGGCGAGGTTCGGGTTCCAACCCAACCAGTTCGCGTGGGCCGGCCATGCGGTCGACGCCACCATGGGAGTCCTGCGCACAGGCCAGATGAAGGGCGGGCGGGCCCCACGAGGCTCGATCATGTTCTGGGACGCCGGGGTCGGAAACACGTCGGGGCACATCGCCGTGTCAGACGGTAAAGGCAACTTCATCAACAACTTCGGTGGCGCAAACGTCGAACGGCTGCCCCTGGACCCCACCGGACTGTCCGGCTACCGCGGGTGGGCGCCCCCGTGGGCGCTGATCGCAGGCGGCAAACAGTACGACACTGGTGGGTTCCTGCAGCCGGGATGGTCGGTCAACTTCAACGGGACGGGCAAACCCGAACCGGTCCTCACCGGCGACCAGTGGAAAGCCCTCACCACGAAACCCACGGGCACAACCCACAACTGGTACGTGGAGGCTACCGAGGCGCCGATCGAGGAGCGACTGTACGCCGCGTGGCGGCGTCAGGAAGCCCTCATGGGAGGGGTGTGACCGGTGCCGATCCTCGTCCCCTACGCCAAAACCCCGCCTAGGACCGGCCTGGCGGTGATGCCGCAGCTCACCCTGTCACGCCCAGGGCAAAGCCTGGGTTTGACGTTGGCTGACGGCTGGGTGGTGCTGCCCGGGGTGGAAGGGCTTGACGATCCACCGCGCGCGCTGGTGGAAGTCGAACCGGCCACCTGGGACGGCTCGATGATCACCGGGGTTCGATACACCCCCCGCGAGGTGTTCCTGCCGTTGCACTACCAGGCGCCCGACCCGGCCCGGCTGCGGACAACCCTGCGCACTATCGCGGCGCTACTCGACCCGAAGCGTGGACCGGTCACCCTGGAGGTCGCCCACACCGACGGAACCCGGCGGTTCATCGACGGTCACCTGTCGAAACCGTTCGGCGCGGCGTTGACCAGCGCCGAAGGGTCCGTGTGGCGCGCGCTCGGTCTCCAACTGCGCTGCGGTGACCCGTACTTCTACACCACCAAACAGGCGCGCACCTGGACGCTGACCGATCCGCCGGCGTTCCTGTCGGCAACATTCCTCCCGGCGCAACTGTCCGACTCGCAAGTCACAGGTGGGGGGATCCTCACCAACCCCGGCGATGCCGACTCCCACCCGACGTGGACCCTTACCGGCCCGTGCGACGCGGCGACGGTGACGTGCGGGGACGACATAGCCTGGACGGTTCCCGACGGACTGCTCGACACAGAGGAACTCGTCCTCGACACCCGCCGCGGCACGCAAACCGTCACCGTCAACGGCGCGCCGGCCTGGGGCAGGCTCGCGCCCGGGGCTCGCCTCGGAGCGCTGCACCCCGGCGCGAACATGTTCACCGTCGAAGCGGTATCCGCGACAGCCGACACGAAAGTCACCGCGTCATGGTCGCAGCGTTGGCTCACAGCATGGTGAGTCAACAAGGCTGGCGGGTGGAAACTCGCGACGCGGGACTGCACCTGTCTGGCGTGTGCGACGTGTGGACGAAACTCGCCGTCACGATGCGGCACCGCCGCGCAGGCGGGTGGACGCTCACCTTGCCGGGCGGACACACTCAGGCGGGGCTATTCGCAGAAGGGACAGGGATCATCCTGTGGGCGCCCTGGTCGACCGACACCCCGATGATGTCAGGGCCGGTCACCGGCATTTCGGTGGCGACACCATCGGTCAGCGAACCGGCGATGATGACCGTCACGGGCGTGGACGACACGGCCCTGCTCGCCGACCGCATCGTCCTACCGGATCCCAGTTCGAGCATGGACAGTCAGGCCAGCGAATCGCACTGGACCGACCTGGGCCCAGCAGAGGCGTGCATCCGCCGCGTCGTAAACCTCAACGCCGGGCTGGGCGCAACACCGGGGCGCGGCATCTGTGACGCCGACCCGTACACGGTTCTGCCAGGTGGTGTCGGAACCGTCCGCAACGTGGTGGCGCGCTTCGACAACCTGTTGACGCTCATCGATGAACTTGCCACGATCGACAACCTTTCCGTGCGGCTGATCCAACCCCCCGGCCTCGACCAACGCCACCTTGAGGTTGCTGCCACCGTGGACCGCACCGACAGCATCCTGCTGGCCCAGGCCGCAGGCACGCTCACATCGGCCACCGCGAACCTTGAAGCACCCAAGGCCACCACAGTGCTCGTGGCTGGCGGAGGCGAGGGCGAAGCCCGCATCCTGGTGCAACGCGACGACCCTGTACTGGAAGCCGACTGGTCTCGACGCATCGAAACGTTCCGGGACGCCCGCGATACTTCCGAATTGGACGAACTGGCCCAGCGCGGAGACGAGACACTGGCCGAGGCGGCCGCCACCGCAGGAATCGCCGTCCAACCTGTGGACACCGACTCGCAGCGCTTCGGCGAACATTATCGCCTCGGGGACACCGTGCGGATCGAAGTCGGGGCGGCCACGTACACCGAGATCATCACCGGGGTGCAGATCAGCGTCGACCAGTCGGCAACCGCGATCGTCCCGTTGATCGGTGACGAAGACGCCGCAGCGGCCGGCACACCAGCGAGCACACCAGCGATCTACGCCCGAGTGCGTGACATCCGTCGACGGCTCGAAGCCTTGGAAAGGCGGCAATAATGCCCGAAACGTCATGGCCGTTCCACGACGGCGCAAACGGCACACCCGTCCTGGAAGACGCGTGGTCGATCATGGCCCGCGCATGGGTCAGTACAGGGGTCGTTGGGTATCCCGGTGACGACGCCGCGGAAGTTTACGCCAACTCATCGGGTCGGCACGTGTTCGTGCGGCCGGGTCGGGCGAACGTGCGCGGCCACTGGTGGGACCTTGACGAGTTGGCGACCGTCCCGATTGCAGCCAACTCGTCGGGAAGCCCCCGCATCGATCGGATCGTGCTGCGGCTGGATCCCACTCAGGACTCGATCGTGCTGGCGGTCAAACAGGGGACCCCCGCGGCCCTCCCGGCGCCCCCGGCGGTGACCGAAACCGACGCCGCAGTGTACGAGCTTGCCTTGGCACAAGTGAAGGTTCCCAACGGCGCGGCCACGATCAGTGCCTCGGACGTCATCGATGAGCGGGTGTACTGCTGGCTTGCCCTGATCCCCTGCCTTTCCACGCGCCGCCCGGCGAATCCGAAGGTTGGCCAGCCGATTCTGGAAACCGACACCGGGGATTTCCGCTGGTGGACCGGGTCAACATGGCGACTCGTCACGGACGTGTCCGGTCGCGTGGCGAAAACCGGGGACACGATGACCGGAACACTTTTTGTCCGAGGCGGCAACGGGTACTCAGTGGTTGCACTGTTGAGTAAGAATAGTGGCGGCTGGTGGGTCGCGAGCGATCCCGGCGCGGACGACGGTTTCACGATCGCCGAGCTGAACTCGGCTGGCGTGTACGTCCGAGGGGCAATAACCATCGTGAAGAATGGGGGCCCTATCGGAGTCAACGGTCGAAAACTAGCGGGTCTCGCACCGGGCACCGACTCCGCCGATGCGGTCAACAAATCCCAGTTGGACGGGGTTGCCGCGCGCGTAGTCGGTGGCAACACCATCGTGTCGACCAATACCGGGTCAACCGCCTACGTCGCGATGCCGCCCTCACCCACTGGGAACTGGGCGGTGTCGGTCACCCCATCCCAAGGCACCGTGGGACTGGCGCTCACGCTGGACTGGATCAACGCGACCGGGTTCCAACTGTTCGCCTACGACGTCGCAACAGGGGCCCCCGCCGGGGCTAGAACGTTCTACGTGTCCGTCATCGCAACCGCCGTCTGAACCGAAGGACTGAAACTGTGGCCCGTTTCCTCTACGGGGGCACCCCCGCCGACTACACAATGACCCTCGACGGGAAACGTGCACCCCTCACACCCGTCGAGGTGTGGGACGACCGAGCCGGTGGAAGTCCAGTCACCGACCTGTTCACCACCGATGGAAACCCCACCACCAAACCGCTGTCTGATGGCAACGGGCATGTGCGATTCTTCGCCCCGGATGGGTACACCGACACTCTCTGGATCGATTCCGGGATCGGTGTACGACTGGCTGTGCGCCCCACCGAGGCCCTGATCGCAATGGACGTATCCGGTCGGGTCTTGCTGCCTCAGGGCGCCCAGTTCTCGGGGACTGACGCACTGAAGGTTGTCGACGCGACACAGGCCGACGAGTCGATCATCAGTCAGGTCACCGGTGGGGATCTCGTTATCGTGCCGAGCAACAACGTTGCGCTGTCCGGCAAGCGTGTGGTTGCGCTGGGTGATCCCTTGGGCGATTCAGATGCCGCCACCAAGAGGTACGTGGATGACCACCCGGCGTTCCCGTTCGCCATCACCCACACCTCAGACCCCGGCTACAGCGAGTTCGTGGTGTTCAACAACTATCCGCACACCGTCAACGGCCGTGAAACGTTCCAGATCTGGGCCAACGGGGAGAAAACGTTCTGGCTCAACGAGTGGGGCGGTCCGCGGATCCGGGTCGCGAACACCTCCGCCTGGGATGCCGCGCTGCGGCTGATCGGGGCGGCAGGCCAGTCCGGGGACTACTTGGAGGTCCTCAACTCCGACCGCTCCGTGAAACTGATGTCGATCAACTCGGCCGGGCGTGTGATCGCACCGAACGTGCACAACGCCACCGTGGTCCTGCACGGCGCGGACCCGCTGCCGACCGGGCTGCCAGCCGAAACCCTCGTGGCGCGCATCGGTGGCACCACGGTGCGGTACAACTACTTCACCACCGACCCGGCAGGGTCCGCCTCAACGGCGAACGGCTGGGATGAAGTCACCGGCGCACCGGTCTACGATCTGGCGTACGGATGGAACGCAGGCATGGGGTTGCGGTTCGACATCGCCTCAGCCAACCCGAGTTACGCCCGCATCACCCCGCCGGGGGGCCTCATCGATACCGGCTACGCCCGGTTCCGGGTGCGGTTCCCCACCACCATCGGGCGTAAAGCCCGCATCTTCGCGACCCGTTCGGACACCACCAACGGCACCCGCATGCAAGTCGGGGTGGACACGGACGGCCACCTGGAAATCGTCGACTACGACGGCACCACAGTCCGCGCGACAACAACCACGGTCATCCCAACGAACACGTGGGTGGATGTCGGGGTGCACTGGATCCGCAACGCCGCCGGCACGGGGCATGCAGAAGTGCGGCTCTACACCAATCCCCTGTCCGACACCCCCACCGAAACGATCAGCACCAATGCGGGGAACTTCGTCGGTGCGGGCGGGAACTACAGCCGTATCTGCTGGGGGCTGATCGCCTCAGGTACCGGCGCGGTCACCTGCGACTACGGGATGGTCGCCCACGACCGCAACGACTGGATCCCCGGGGTTCGCCCCGGCGGTGGCGACTTCACCCTCACCCTGTGGGACGGCTCCACAGAAATCCCCATGCTCCCGGCCGCCTGACCCGCGGACCACCCCCCACCTTTTTCCAACGGCACATACACATCCATCCATGGCTGGAAGGAGGCCCGCATGGGCTTGCGAAGCATTTTGAAGAGCAGTGAGGACGAACCGGCACCATCAACCCGGCAACGGTTGAACCGCGATGCGATCTCGGCACTGTTCTGGATCATCCTCACCGCGCTACTGGGCATCATCGCCTTGTCCATCTGGGGGGCTGCGCTGCGCTACGGGCTGTTCCAGGGGGAGAACCCGGTCGACCCGTCGAACAACTCCGCCGACGAAGCCCTGTCGATCCTGGGGAACATCGGCGCGGCCGCGATCGGCGGTCTGGTCGGCTGGCTGACCCGCGACCAACTCGAAACCAAAGACCCGGCAGTCCCGGCCGAGGCTGCCGAACTCCCCGAGGTCCGCACGTCCCCCTACCCCGGTGAGGAAGTGATCTACGACGAGCTGGTCGCG